GAACTGTTTGCAAGTTCTGTACGGTATCGAACGCTCCTGCGAGTGGATTGAAAACGTAACTATATCCCACTACGACCTCACAACGCTTGTAAGATTATCGCCTGTGTAGCCTAACGTCAGAGTAGCTACCGTCACAGTTGCCAGCTTATAAACCACACCAGTCAGGTTAGTTCCTGTGTAGCTCAACACAATCTCGTCGTGCGGCTGATTGGCAATACCAGAAACGATCTCCTGATACACGTTACCGCTACGAACAATGGTAGCTACAGGAATGTCAGGATTAACCGATGCTGCGGAGTTGGATACTGTTGTTGGCATTAGTCTTGATCCTCAATCTCAATACCTACAGGGTTTCCAGTTTCATCGGTAATAATCTTACCTTTGCGCTTACGAGACTTCTTCTTTTCACGCTCGATGATAACTGGCTTTTCGCTTTGGAACATGATTGATGATGACGGACTTCGCTCAATGGCATCCATCTGTAACCGCACACGCTCGATTTGCTGCTCTGAAGCTAACCGACGCTCTTCCATAATTTTCTCGGACTCGGACAAGCGCATACGCATTTGGTCAAGCTCCAGTTTTTGAATCTCAAGGATTTGACCCATACGGTTAGTTTCTTGCTGTATGGCCTGCTTGTTAGCGTCACTAGCTGACATTGCTTGAACTTTAAGCATATCAACCTGAACGGCGCTTTGTTTGACTTGTATCTCTTGCTGTTGCAAGCCAAGCTCTTGTTGCTTGTAGTACTCGTCAGTTTGCTGTTTCTGTATGTCGAGCTGTGCTAAAAGCTGGTCACGCTGCATCTTGAGCTGTTGGTCTTGATAAGCGAGCTGATTCTTAGTCGCCTTATCCTGCATTTCCATCTGCATTACTTGGAGCTTAGCTTGTGACTCAACCTGAGCTATTTGGAGACGCCCTTGTACCTCAAGCGTTGTAGGGTCCGGCGGCGGCGGTTGCTTAGCAGCCTCTTCCTTAGCTTTCGCAATTTCTCCAACTTGCTGCATAGCTTTTGTGAAAATACCATCGAGTTCCTTGCCTCCCTTCATGGTTTTAATCATGTTTTGGAACAAAGAGATACTAAAGTCTAGTAGCGGTGGATACTGGTCTACTAACCCTCTCATTTGGTCGAAGAACTGGCCTGCTTGCTGGATTAGCATGGCGCCATCTCTTTGCTGTTGCTGCTGGTCGATAGCAATCATGCTGTCAGTAGCAATTTGGATTCGGTAGCTGCGCTTTTTGTTGTCACGAAGCAGTCCGATGATCTGTTGCTTCATATCGTCGATAAGTTGCAACGGATCTGGCGCAGGAGGTGGAGGTGGTGCCATTGGTGGCATCATACCTGTATCACCTGGTGGCATACCCTCTGGTCCCATCTCTGGCATTGGAGGTGCTGGTGGAGGTGGTGGGATGTAGATCGTTGGCTCAATAAGAGCGTCTGCATCGCCAACTTCTAAAATTGTTTCTGGCTCAAACTGTTCCGCAATAATCGTGCCAAGATTGCTAATGGCATCCGATATAAACTTGCTAAACATATTTTGACGTACAACCAAACCAAGGGATGACCATTGGCTTTCCAATCGGTTTGCGGTGGCAGACTTGTACTGCTCGCTGGTTCCACGAAGCAAATCAGATACTTTCAAGGTTTCATAAAGCTGCTGCAATGCAGCTCCACGAGCGCCCTGAAGAACGTTAAGAGCGTTTACAAATGGCTCGACTGGGTAGAACTCTACTCCTGCTTGCAATCCACCACGGCCCTTGTAGGACGGCCAGTTAATGATTGGAGTACCTTTAAGGTCGCCTGCAAACAACTGTTCTACAGTTGGACCCATTGCAGCGTCATAAAGGAAGTTAGTACGAATGGCCTGAGTTACGGCATGGATACGGGTGGTAAGCCGCTCTACTTCAAGGATTTGGTCTCGAACGTGAGCGTAGTCAGATACTGGAACAACTGAGTCTGGATCAGTTGATTGGCTGATTACTGAGCAAGGATAGAACTTTTCAAATTTGGTAGGTGGTTCAGACGATTCGATGATGGCATTTTCGCCTGTCTTTTGAAGCCAGTACACCTTGTTGGTAGCTTCACACCAAATCTCGTGCAGCTCTGCCTTACCCTCGTACTTATCCTCTTTACGAGCCAAGTCTTTCTTCATGACTTCTGGGAACGAGTCATAAATAAGGTCATCAGCTACATCACGACCGAAGAGTTGTTCGGCTTGGTCACGGTCAAGGAACGCACGACGGGACTGCCATTCAATTTCGTCCTCAGTACGAGCGTCGGAGCAGTTGTAATCGTTGTATTGGATAACGTCTAATACTGCTTTTTCTTTAATCTTTTTTTCCACCTCAATGGAAGCTATAAGGATGTTGCCTTCACCTGCCTGGAGGATGTCTGTGTCACCTGTGTATGGCCGACCGCTACCGTCAATAAGCTGACCTGACGGGTCTCTAATTACCGCCATCTCCTCTAAAACGGTTTCAAACTTGGCAGCGTATCTTGCCCAGAGAACGCCCTGACCAGTGAGCAAAAACTGTAATGCTGCGTTATAACCTACTTTATCGAAGTCAAAGTGCGTATCCATGACGAACTGTGTGTTTCGTTCAAGAATGACACTGCCAAGCTCGTATGGGATGCCTCCGGTGCGTTTACGAAGGTTTACTTCCGCTCTCGGGGTAGAAGAGTAATAAGCAGGAAGCAAAGTATTGATACAATACCACCAAACATTAAGTCGTCGCTCAGCATCGTTTAGAATCCCTACTTGTTTTTGAGCGTTATAAACACGGATTGACTCTTCTGATGTTTCAATAAACTTACGACGACGAGATTCAGATTGAGTGATTTGAGCCTTCCACCAGCGAGGACTGTACTTTTGGACGAGAGGCTTAATCTTTACACTCATATTTTAGCTCGTTTCTGTTGTGACCGCATTTGAGCGATATACGCCTGCAACTTAATCTTACCCTTGTTAAAGACCTCTGCTGGTTGTTCCCACTTGGCGTCTACGAGGCGGCCTTTGCAAAGGTAGCGTAAGGCGTCGCAGGCGTGGTCATTCCCAGTCGAATCAGCATCTTCAGGGTTACGTTTGTCTATTGACAGAGATGGTAATGTTTCCAGCAAATATGGGCAACTGGCAAATATGTAGAGGAGCGGGGGATTGGATACCAGTCGTTGCCGGATCTGTGACCAGCCTGATATGCGCTCGTTGTCTGCCGCTCTAAACGAAGGAAACTTATATTTGGCGAACACCTGGGTAAACTGGTCGGCAATGCTTGGACCGCCCTCGTGGTTGAATATGCTGGGGTCGGCAAAGGCTAATGGATTTTCTCCGACAGAAATTGCTCCAATTCGATTTGCCTGATCAATGTTATCAACTCCTTTTCCCCACATCTCTCGGTATATGACGATTGCTCCTTTTTGGTACGGAACTTCGTTTCCAGCATCATCACGACCTGAGCTGACAGCGCCCCAGATAGCAGCAAAAGGAGAGCGGTAACCCCAATCGTACCCCATATAGCGGGGCCAGTGTTTAGGGATATTGAAAGGACTAATGATATGTTTAGAAGAGAACTCAGGAAAATAGCTACCTTCATGGATTTCAAAGTCTCCTTCAAGCCATGCACGAACAAGCTCTGGAGAGCCTACCATGTGCAATCGGTTGATATACTCAGGGTCACGAGCGAGCAGAATCTGGTTATCGTGTACCCTACTTGGAATATAAATGTAGTCAAAGCTACTTCCGTTGGGTAACTGTTTTTGTAGGATTTTCATCCCTTTTGGCGCTGGCTTAATAAACAGTTCTTTAAGCCATCCGTGACCTACGCCGCCTGGGTTAAAGGTGAGGATAACCTGGCCACCGCCTTTACCTCGCAACGCTCCGAACAGTTTCCATATGCAGGATGGGTCGGAGTAGTTTCCTGCCTCCTCTATTGCTGCATGGCTTAAGTTTTGTCCTTGGTATTTCTCCGCATCGCCGTCATTAGCCAACGGACGAAAGCGCAACCT